ACGGCTTGTCCGGGAGCCGCTCAGCGAGGGCGTAGAACACGTCCGCGCCCTTCGCCTCCGACAGGTTGACGAGTGTGACCGCGTCGCCGGGCTCGGCGGCATAGTCGGCCGGATCGACCGGCGGATGCACGATGATCGACCGGACACACAGCCCCGCCATCTGGGCCGCGACGTGCCGGGAGTTGAACACCGTCAGCGCTGCGGATCTGCGGCGCAGCGCCGACTCGGTGAACGCGCCGGCATTGTGCGCGATCTGCACGACCGGCACCCCGCGGGCGTTCCCGAGCGCGATCGGCCGACCCGCGGACTCCACGTGCGTGACGATCACGCTCGCGTCGTCGATGAACCGGAACGGGTCGTTCTTGTCGCGGTGCGGCCACACCCGCACCCCGTCAACCTCGTACGGATCCCCATCCCGCGCTGCGAGGACCGCGTCCACGCCGTGGCCCCGCGTCACCAATGCGCGCAGCAGGTTGTGCGTCATGATCCACGAACCCACACCGCGGGGCGGGTAGTCGGGGACCATCGCCAGTACCCGCACAGAAGCCTCCATTGCCGTCAGGCGGCGGGGCGCCGCGAGGAGACACCCCGCCGCCGAGCCGGTTCAGGAAGGGGTCAGGCGGATCCGACGACGTTGTCCGCCGTGCTCGCCTGCACGACCCCGAAGGGGAACCGCGTGTTGGCGTCGGTGTTCAGGACCGTCACCGGGTTGCTGGTCGCGTAGGCGACCCGCATGGTGACGCGGAGCGCGACCGAGTCCTGCTGCATCAGGTTCAGCACGACCGCGCCGGACCCGTCGGAGATGACGCCCTGGTCGAACATCTTCCAGGTGATGTCCTGCCGCATCCCGATGATCGCCTTGGTCCAGTCGCCGGCGATGAGCTCGGCCTCGTCGGCGTCCCAGGACCCGTTGACGACCTCGCTGACGGGGTAGCCGTACAGGTTGCCGCCCCCGCCGGACTGCAGGTCCGGCTGGTAGATCGGGATGCCGTCGGTCGAGCGGAGCCCGGTCAGCTTCCACTTCAGGCCGGGCCGGGACGCGAACCCGTTGACCGCGAAGCCGTCCTTGGCGATGACCTCGCCGAGCGCGGCGACGTCCTGACCGAAGTCGACGCCGGTCCCAGCGCGGACGGTGTTGCCCGCGGCGACCGCAGACGGGTAGATCGCGGCCGGCCAGCTGGAGGGCTTGTCCGCGCCGAACAGCGCCGCCGAGTCGATCTTCGCGCCGAGCGCCTCCACGATGTGGGGGCGGACGACGTCCCAGATCGGGACCTGCGAGTCGTCCAGGTACGCCTCGGGGATCGGGACGATGACGGCGAGTTCCTCGGCCACCAGCGTCACGTTCGCCCAGTCCGCGGCCGAGGTCTGCTTCATGCCGGTGTCGCCGCTGACCCAGTAGGCCATCGGCAGCACCGACAGGACCGGCTGCCGCTGGGTCTTGGTGGACATCTGCACCTGGCCGGCGCGCTGCAGCATGAAGCTCTGCGTCGGCATCTCCTGGATGATCTGCGCCGACACCGGCACCGGGATCAGCGGGTCGTCAGAGCCGTCACGGGAGACGACGGAGTTGTACACGGGGGCCACTGGGCCACCTCACTTTCTGGGGATGCAGCGGCCCCGGGCCCGCGCGAGGTGTCCGGTTGCTGCGTGGATGGTTAGGAGGCGCGACCCGCCATCCGGCGGATCCACGCGCTGGGGTCTTCCGGCTCGGCGGACGCCGGCTTGCCGCCCGGGGTCAGCGACTCGACAGGCCGCATTGGTCCGGCAGAAGCCGACTTCGGCGCTTCGGCCGCAGGTGCTGGCGGGGGTGACGCCGCGGCGAGCTTCTCGGCGAGGAGCTTCGCGCGCGCATCGATCTCTTCTTCGGTGCCGTCACCGAGGAGATCGATGAGGTCCGGCGGCAGGTTGTGGACGGCAGCGGCCATCAGGCGGGCGTTCGCGACGCGGGTTGTGGTGAGCTCCTGCTCGTACCGCTTCGCGGCTTCCTGCGCCTTCTGCAGCTCGGTCTTCTGCGCGTCCTCGTACTGCTGGAGCTGTTCCTGCAACCCCTTCAGCTGACGCTCCGCTGCTCGCCGCGCCTGCCGTTCACTGGCCAGCGCGCGACGGCCACTGTCGCCGAGCTTGTCGTCCTCGGCCTTGTCAGGTGATGGGAGTGCCTGCTCCGCTGCGCCGGTGGGGTTGGTGGAGTCCGCCGCGCCGGGGGCGTTCGGCTGCGTCGCCGCCTCGGCGAGCATCTGCTGTGCTTGGTCGTCCTCGGTCGCCGAGGAAGTGGACGGGGTGGTGTCGGACGGCTGGGACGTCGCGTCCTCGCTCATCGTGGGTGTTCCTTCCAGTAGGCATGCCCGCGTCGCGCGGGCATGCCGAAGCCCCGGATCCGCGAGTGTGCGGTCCGGGTAGTTGAGTGGAGTGGGGTTAGCTCTTCACGGAGTCGTCGGGAGACCAGCCGTCGACGCTGGGGTCTTCGTCGATCGGAGACGGCGCGTACCGCTCCCACCAGGACCGGATCGCGCGCTCGGTCCATTCCGGGCGGTTGTCGGAGCGAGCGCGCTCGAGCGCCACGTCAGCGGGCACGGCAAGCATCACCACACGGGCGCCGAGACGTTCAGCGACTGCCGCGCGGTCACCAGGATCAGCGAGAGACCGGATCACGAAGGTACGGCCCGGTCGCGCTTTCGCTGCCTCTTCGAGGCTTCGCCGCATCGACTTGGCGACAGCACGAACATGCGCCGGATGGTCGTGGTGGGACCGTGACCCAAGAGTGCGACACAGCTGATCGAAGTCGACCACTTGGTCGCCGGGGCGCGCTTGCCGCGCCGCCCACGTCGACTTCCCAGCGGCAGGTGGACCGCACACCAGCACGACCTCAGGCCGCTTGATCGGACTGGACGATCGGTTTATCTGCTGGGTCAAGGCCGTTCCAGTACTGCGTCCACGAGTCGATCATCTTCATCCCCGGCGCTGCACGAGTGACCTTCAGCCACCGGTCATAAAGTTCATCGGCCACCCGCAGCGCCTCATCATCCGGATCGAAGATCGGTTTCGCGACACATGCGTCGTGGTTGTGGAATTTGAACATGCCATCACCAACGAACCGCTTGTTAGCAGTACCGCCCGCAGTCATACGGGAGTGGTAGACAGCGCCCCGAGACGCGAGCATCGCGCAGAACGCGCACGGGTCCGGATCCGTGATCCGCGCCCACCCGATCGCGTCCTCATCGCCCAGCACAGCATCGTGGATGACCCGCCGGCCACCTTCCAACATCAGTGTGGTTGCGGATCCTGACAGGTTCACCGCCATGGTGTCGAGCGCCCTCTCAGGGGTCTGCCCGGCGCGGATGGCTTTCTTGTAAGAGGCGATGCCAGTGGCGTTCAGGTTCGCGTCGACCCTGTCTTCGCTGAGGGCTTCGATCTCCTCGGGCCGCAGGTCCGCTATCCGCTCAAGCTCCGACCACGCTTCAGCAACTGATGGAGGTTCCGTCTCGATGGGGGCACCAGCAGATCGTGCAGGCTGCCGTGGCGGCTGGATAACGGTTCGGACCATCCCCTCGTCCGAGCCGGTCCGCCCCTCCGAAACTATCGGCGGGCCAGGCCGTCCCCCCACCAGTTCGCTGCTCGCCACACGTTCCGAGGTCGGCCCTTGAGACAGTTGACGGGCTTGGATGTAGTAGCGGGCTGCAGCCTCCGCGGACTGCCGACGCCGCTCTCTGATCAAGGAAGCTACCGCGACTTTGACCGCAGGCCATGCCTGCCCCGGGTCTGCGGTGCTGAACATGTTCCGGACCAATACGACCAGGTCGCGGCTGAGTGTCGCTGCCATGAGCCGCTGCTGTGCGAGGTACGCCGCGGTGAGTGCAAACTCGCTGTGGCTAGCCGGCTGCGGCACCGTTCACCGCCGGGCCCGTTGCAGACGCACCCGGCGCCGCTGCGGCAAGCGCCGCAGTCTGACCGGTCTGCCGCGCAACGATTTGATTGAGCTGGCCGAGCGCGTCGCCCTTCTCCGCCGCCGCCTTCCAACGCTCCACATCCTGCTGCGTCACGTTCGGCACCCGCTCCCACAGCACTTCCGGGGGCACGTTCAACATCTGGACGAGTTTCCCAAGTGCATCCACCGTCTGCGCGAGGGACCGGGATTCCGTGTCCCGCCACACAACCTGCGCAGCGGTGTCATTCCACCCCGATCCGTCCCCCGCGGCGAGTGCCGCGAGACGCAGCGTCTGCTCGTGTGACTCCCCGATCGTCGACTTCCTCTCGGCGATCTTGGAGTTCAGGCCGTCGCGGGCCGCGTTCAACGCTTCAGCCGACAAGTTCGCCATCTGCCCGAGCAGGTTATGCGGCGGCGTCTGACTGACCGTCGCGATATGCCGGATCGTTTCTTCCGCACTCTTGAGGTACCCGCCAAGGTCGGTTTGGGAGAACTCACCGAACTTTGTCTCGGCGTCCTCCGCCACCCACAGCCGGTCCACCGCTGCCTGGAACGGTGCCCGCGGGCGCCCCTCCTCATCCTCGACGACCATGCCCGATACCCACCGCTGCCGGAACGCGGCGAACTGCTCCGCCATCATCCGGCCGAACACAGTGGAGTTGAGTTGGTCCTGCATGTCGAACAGCGGCTCGACCTCACCGCGGACACAGTCGTCGCCGTCAAGGTCATCGCCATTCAGGTACCGGACGACCGGACACACGCCGAGCTTGTGTTCCATCACCGGATGCTGATCACCGGTTTCCTCGACCAGCTTCAACCGGCCGCCGGCCTGATCGTTCCCCACCAGCGTGAACTTGGAAGTGTCGTCATACAGATGCACCAACTGACGGCGCTTCCCATCCGGCAGGTTCTCCGTCCGCACCTCGACCGCGAATAGCGGCCACTCGTCATCGACCGGGTCCGCGTAGAACGCGGTCATCCGCCGTGGCGACTTCGGTGTGATCACGGGCGTCGACTGCCCGGCGAGCTCTCCTGGCAGCACAAGGTTGTACGCCAGCCCGTAC